TAGGTAAACTAAAGGATGTTGCTGAAGATAAGGAACATCAAATAGAAATCTTAGGTACTTTTGTTAGACTTGGCGTAGTGGTGTGGTCAGGTTTTATTATTACAATGAACTACGTAGATATACCAATGGTTAAGAAGTCTGGCAACTCAGATATCACGTTCGTAGCTTCGGTCTTTACTGGAGCTTTAGCCACATTTGGTTTAACTACAGGTAAGAGTAATAATAGCAAAACACTTGAATGCCCGATGGCAAAGAAATCAGAACCTACATCAAAAGCATGAAAAAATGGTTAATACTCTTAGCTCTGTTGTCACCCTCAGTAGCAAGAGCAAATACTGTTACACCTCAGTTCACCCAAGGGTCAATGAACAGTACGACAACAACAACTCAAACTGTAACAGAAACTATCCAGACTCAAGTGTTTGGTGGCAAATTAGACAGCTGGACTGGAAGCAATGTTACAGCTACCTCCGCAACATCTGGAGGAATAACAGCAACAGATACGGTATTCGACATCTCAACAGCTGGAGACGCATTCCAGCTAGAGACGGTTACCAGAGCTGCAGGAGTAATAGAGCAGATAGACGTGACAAGAAACATCACCACAAACGCTACTACTACTTCCTTATCGGTCTTCTCTCAATAGGAAGTCCTGTTTACGCCGAAGGCGAAACGAACAACACATCTAATCCCGTGGCCGCAGCGACTGGAAATGTCACCAATCAGGCTGTGCAATTTCAGAACAATGGTGCTCAAAGTAGACAATACTTTGGTCCTAACATAAGCTGCAACGGGAGTACGATGACCTTCTCACCATTCTATATGGGTAATCACACAGAACCCAGAACATGGAATGATGACCTTGGAAGTCTTAGGCAAGAGAGTTACACTAAAGGAGAGAACTGGGGTTTCCAGCTTAACTTTATGGTTCCATTAGATAGAGAATCTATAAAACAATGTAAGTCTATTGCTAAAAGACAAGAGGAGAAGATGAGACTCGACTATGAATTAGTTCGAGCATTAAAATGTGCAGAGTTACAACAGAAGGGATTTACCTTTCATCCTAATTCAGAGATGAAGGTATTATGTCAGGATATTGTACCTATCTCAGCACTGCTACCACCTAAACCTAAAAAGAGATTTCTATTATTTTAAATGAGTAGCTTTACAATTAAACACAAAACAGATCAGCCACCTTTAGATGGTCCTAATGATCTAAAACCAGAAGTAGAAACTTCTTATATAATAGCTAAAAAAGCTAAACTAAAGAAAACCACTAAAAAAACCACTAAATAATCATGTTAGCAATTTTAAAACCACTCGTATTAACTAGCCTCAAGAGCGAGAAGTTCAAGAGATTTGTAGTAGAATTACTAGAAAAGCTAGTAGAGCAAACTGATAATGAGCTAGACGATAAAGCACTAGCTATAGTTAAAAAAGGATTAGATATCGAATGAATACTGTCAAGAAACTACCCAAAAAAGCAACTGAAGAAAGTTTTAACGAGCTGCACTATCTTGTTACGGAGGACTTTCTACGTAGAATTAAAAGCGGAGAGGCAACTACACAAGATTTAAAAGCAGCATGTGATTGGTTGAAGACTAATGACATAACAGGTGTTGCCTTTGATGGTAGTCCTCTTGATAAACTAAACAAGCTTTTACCTACTGTAGACTCTAATCTTGTACAGCGGAGGTTGTATGGCACGAAAAACGTCTAAGTATTATAAGAAAAACCCAAAGGCTGCTGCAAGACGTAGGAAACAGCAGCGAAAATATAACAAAACCAGAAAAGGTCTAAGAATTAGAGTAAATGCAAACAAACTTAATAGAAAACTTGGTACATATGGAAACCGTGACGGACTGGATGCCGCCCATTATAAGGGTAGCAAGACCCGTGGCAGAAAACAAAAGCCGTCTATTAACAGAAGAAGCAGACTTAAAATACGTAGAAGATGACCCCATTACTACCTAACCCTGATCACTATTTACACAATTTAATAACGATGACAAGTTCAGAATCTAAACGGCTCTGGAGAAGAGCTATTAAAGAGCACTTCGATTGTCAATGTGTTTATTGCGGAGAATTTCATGAATTACACAACCTTACTATCGACCACGTACGCCCTAAATGTAAGGGCGGTAGAGATATTACAACGAATGTTGTACCCTCGTGTCGACGATGTAATCAGGAGAAAGGTAGTAAAAACTGGAGAGACTGGATGAGGTCGACATTTGGTATTACAGACAGAGAACACACAATTTTATCACATATACGATGAGTAAACAAGATGATGTAATTAACAGGCTACTGATTTTGAACAGTGGTGGAGCTAATCCAGAAGATTATCTAACACCCAAACAATTACAAAGGTATCTAGACAATCCAGACAAGTTTATTGACATAGATATAGATCTTGTGATGAACGAAAAAAACAGACAGAGAACAAACAATCTTATCACGATGAGTAAAAAAGATAAGCCTAGCTTTGATTATGAAGCAGAGTTATTCACCTTACGACGTGGACTGAGTGAGGGTACAATTAAAGATCACCATGAAGTGGTTCCTCATAAACAGAGAGTAAGTAATTATAAATGGAAATATCAGAAAGGTGTTCAGATAGTTAACGGTAAACCAGTACCATGGGATAAACGTACTAATAAACCTTACGATGAAAAAGTAGCAGCTAAACACGTTGAAGCAGAGAATCAGAAGCTCTATGATAAATTTCATCTAAAGTATTATAAAACTACCACACCAGAAAAAGATCTAACATACGTAGAAGCATATAAAGATCTTGAAGACTATAAAAGATCACGGTATCGAAAAGTGTATAATCACATTCGTAGAGGTTTTAGCCCAGAAATTATAGGAAAGAATGGAGAAGAGACTGGAGTCACTTTGTATGATCGTAACTTACAACTAGACCTTAAACGACGTGAGGAAGAGTTACTTAAATTAAAGTCTGGTACAAAATACGAAAGAGAAGAATTAAAGAAACTACGTGAGAAATTAAAACCAGAGACTAAACAACCATGAACGAAGAAGTAGATTTTAAAACCAAAATGACTGGTTACACCGCTGAAATCGGTGGTGGTATTGCTACTGATTTCGTTACTAGCGGTTTATTAACCCTAGGTCCATGGGGTGTAGTTGGTTACGGTATTGCTAACTTTGGGCAGGGTGCTTATACTAACTATTTAGTACAGAAACATCTTTATGGTCAAGAGAATGTTAAGTGGGGTGAAGTATGGGCTTCTGGTGGAATGAGTGCAATACCATTTATGAATATAGGAGTTAGCAAAGGAACAGCTAAAGTTCTAGGTCAAGCTAATACCGTTAAACGTGGTCTAGTTGGTGGTATTGGAATGGGTCTAGCTGGTGAGCAGACTCGTGTAGGTATAGACGAGAATAGGTTACTATCTTTTGAAGAAATGGCTTTAGCTTCCGGAGTTGGAGGCGTATTTGGTGGCGGATTTACTGCTGCTAGTAAAGGTTTTCAAAAAGTTCAACGTAAACGTGCTTATAAAAAGTATTATGGTAATTATTCCTCGCCAGCAGAAGCTGCTAAAGCAAAGTATAGTAGTTACTCGGATATACGAAACCAACTGGTAGGAGCAGTAGAAGACGATTGGGAATTACCCGAGATAGCTGCTAATACACAAGAAAGAATTACAAGCTGGAAAGCTTATGCTAGAGCTGGTGCTGATACAGTAGGATCTGCTGAATGGAGAGATAGAAACATGATCAATGGTTATATGAGAACCATGCAGATGCCTACAAATGATGCTGGTGAGTATATCTTTGATTTTAACCAGTATCTGCGAGCCGCTGATCAAGGTTTAATTGCAAGAAATACTGAAGACAGACTTTTTGCAGCATTATTTATGTCAGCTGGAGCAGCTCGTTCTGGAAGAACAGCAGGTGGACGAAGAATAGGATATCCTACAGCAGCTGATAAAAGAGAATTTATAACTAGATTTAGAACTTTATTTGATGCGTTAGGAATACCTGATTCACATTTTCAACCACATCACTTATTACCTCTAAAAGCTTCATTACCTTTATATCATGGTTTAGTCTATGGTAGTGAAGAGTGGTGGCAATTAACAGCACATCTATTACATCGAAGTATACAAGCTGGTGATAGTATGGCAAACTTAAAGATGTTCGTAGGTGCTGGACGCCCTACAACTCCTCGTCAAACTAGAGTACCACCTGCCGGTCAACGTACTACTAATCCAGTTCCAAATCAACCAACAGTTAAAACACCTCATTCAATACAACATGCGTATTTAAGAGATCCTGCCTATGGTATAGGAGAAGCTGGTGAATATTATTTTACTCCAGACGTTTTAACTACACTTTGGAATGAACCTAACAGAAGACCTGAAATTGCACATAAATTTCTTAATAAACTACGTAGAGGATTCACTCTTACAAACGATGCTGAAAAGATCTTTAATGGTTTGTATGATATGAAAAACTACGATCAAAGTCAATTAAAACTAAATTTAGAAGACTTAGTAAAAGTACTAAATAAAATGGATAACGATGGTTACTTACCAGATTATCATAACATTAAAAAGGATTTACAAGTAGATTTATTAAGTAAAGTTATTAAACAGGTTGAGAAAGACGGGACAGATGATCCATGGCGTCATATGATAGACGCACATCGTCGTATACAAGACTTACATGAGGAAGCTGTAGCTGTATCTGAGCATAGAATATTAAAAGCTAAAAGATTAAGAGAGAATAGAGATATAGACGCACACGAAGAATACTTTAAAAAAATACTTAAACGTGATGCAGAGAAGTTCTCAATGGTTAGTGATCTAGATGATGCCGAATATATGGCTGAAAGGTTGTTATTACCTCATTTTCTTGATAAAAGCGGAAACCTTATAGAATATGAAGGTCTAGATTACAAGACAGCAGTAAAGATGTTAGGTAATTTAATATATGAGAATCTATAATGAACAACACCCTAGTACTATTACAACAGGATTTTAAGCTATTCCTACAGGCTTTGTGGCATCAGCTTGATCTTCCTAGTCCTACAAGAGCACAATATGCAATTGCTGATTACATTCAACATGGTCCCAAGCGACTACAAATACAGGCGTTTCGGGGAGTTGGTAAGAGCTGGATTACTGGTGCTTTTGTTCTTTGGACTCTATTTAACGACGCTGAAAAGAAGATAATGATCGTATCTGCATCTAAAGAACGTGCAGATAACATGTCGATCTTCTTACAAAAACTTATTATCGAAACACCATGGCTAAGTCAACTACAACCCAAATCGGACGATTCTCGTTGGAGTCGCATCAGCTTCGACGTCAACTGTTCTCCACACCAAGCCCCAAGCGTAAAGTCGGTGGGAATAACTGGGCAGCTAACCGGAAGCCGAGCAGATCTCATGATTTTAGACGATGTAGAGGTTCCGGGCAACAGTATGACGGAGTTAATGCGTGAGAAGTTACTTCAACTCTGCACAGCTC